CGTTGTTCTTCTTCTTTCCATCTTGCATAGCGAGACAATGCTATGAAGTTTTGGTAGTCTGTTGGTAAATAGTTGCTTATCATATCTTACTCCATTAGTATCTTAATATGGGAAATCTTAACACCCTCTAAATCGTGAAACAGTTCACGCATATAATCTTCAAAGTCTTCTGTGACATCTCCGTCAGATGGTACAGGATATTCTTCAGGGTCTACCTGCAAGGTTGCCATGATTTTAACTCTCATTAGACACCTCTATAAGCTTATTCAAGTACCATTGTGCTTTCCGTAAGTCCTCAGTACCATTCTTATACTTGTATCTCCATAGATACTTAGCTATATTACCCTGTAAATAATCCTCAAAGCCACTACCTAACATAGCCTGTAACGCATCAATGCACTCAATACCTGATTCGTTATAATGACTAGGATGATTAACCATGTCTTCATCTTGTTTCATTTTCATATACTCCATGTGTCTCATTATGCGTTGCCATCTGTGTCTGCTTCAAAAGAGAGTACCACAACATTGTCATGTCTGTCAACTACTTTCCCTTTAGGTGAGGGTATCTCATCGTTTCTTTTAGCTTCTTCAACTGCCCTCAATCGTAAGTCTTCATCTCTTTCCATCAGAGGTACTGTGGCACACATAGTCCTACAGAACTCTAGCACACCATAGTAGTCATCATCGTCTAGTGGGTTGTCTTCTGAACTCATTATAGATATGTAAACTTCTCCTGTCCACTTAAAGTGTTTATCTATCTGTGGTCTTATATTGACTACAAAGTCTTCATCTCTCATCTTATTCTTAACTGTCAACTAGGTCTCCTTAATTTAGAACCTGCAAATTTTATAAACTCAGGGTGTTTATTCTTACCCTTTTCCTTTAACCAATCTTCAGGTATTATTCTGTCATGGTATTTGAATCCGTATCTAGTACACCATTGACCATAAGAAGACTTAGAAACTTTACTTAGTTTGCTTCTACTATTAGTAAATACAAAACGTATGTCTAAGTTAGGATGTTGTTGTTTTATTAGTATGTGTTTCTTTCTATCTGCTGTTACAAATCTACCCTTTGTCTCTATTATAATACCATTACTAAGTATAAAATCAGGAGTGTATTTGCGATAGGTTAGGTCTTCCCACTCTATCTTAATAGTCTCATAACCATATTTATGTTTTAATTCAGTAAGGTAGAGTGAGATAGAATGTTCTAGCCCACTCCTGTACCCATACTTTAGTGCTTCTTTTCTTACTTTAGGGATAGCCATTTAAGCTTCCTTTAGACTTATATACTGAACCATCTTAGGCTCTTTTGCCTTAGACATCTGTGCAGGTAGCTCTATTAAGTTCTCCCAACAAGTAGTTCTATAAGAACAGAATGTGCAGTTCTTATTTAGTATTATGTTGCCTGTCTCTTTTCCTCTGAATGTTTCAGGTTCAGGCTCAAAGCAACGTACCAACTCTTCTGCTTCAGCTTTCTTTATACTCTCTCTTATTCTATTAAGCTCGTAGTCCATCTCAATTCTAGCAGGTACATACTTAAAGTGTCCATTGGCTTTGTTTAACACCCACCAACCACCTGCTTTTTTACCTGCAGCTTTTGCATACCCTGCAAGTTGTCCTACATAACCAAAGCTATCTCCTGCATGTAGAGATTCGTATGAATCAAACTTATACTTGTATGACCAATCAGATGCTGACTTAATATCGTCTACTGCATCATTTATAGCCAAGTCGTATGAACCTGATATAGTATGGTTCTCATCAAGCTCAAGCTTCACAGTGTCTGTGTCCTCAAACTTAACATTAGATTCCCTTAGTACTGCCTTAAATACTGCTTCAACTATATCCCCAATCATCATGTTCATTACAAAGGTAGTAGGTTTAGGTAACGCAGTCTCAGGTTTATTCTTCTCAAACCATAGTTGGCATGAGGGTCTACCTATATTAGACATACGTAACCTAAACTTTTCTTCTCTCTTCGTGTTGAACTGACGATTCAAAGCATCCTTAATATCAGTAGCCACTTGCTCAATATTATCTTGGCTCATAGCTGACTTACCACTTGTGGCATTTTGCAGATACTGATGAATCATCATTTCAGCAGGGTGGTTCATTATACGTCAGCCACATCTACATCAATAAAGTCATTGACTGTGTCTTTGTCTGACTGACTGACAGGTTTCTTAGCTTTCATTTCCCACTCGTTGAATATATAACTATTATAATTATCTATCCATGACATGAAGTTAATGAACGTATTTTGGTCATCATCATTCACAGTAACACTGTTCTGTAAATCTAGAGAGTAGTTAGGTAAGTAAAACTTAGCACCACTAGGTAATGCTCTTTCCTCACTAGTAAGCTCTATGTGATGTTGAACAGGAAGTCTCTTAGTCTGAGAGAACTTAGTAAAAGGTTCTCCCATAGTCTTGAAGGCATCACGATTGTCTATCTCCCATATAAAAGGAGTAACGTCTAGTGAAACCTTATCACCCTTCTCATCAACTGCATTAGGCATGTCAATAAGACCAAAGATAACTCTTACTCTCTTTATTTGCTTGATTACTTCTTGTGTAGCAACAGGCAATCCCTTGAAGTCTTTGATGTAACCTGATGGTTTACCACAATTAAAACCACCCTGATTGTCTTTCAAATCATTGTTAAGATTATCTGCCATGAGTGTCTTATGATAAGTACCCATTGGCTCGCCTGATTTAGCAGACATATTCTTAACAAACCTTTTGTACATAAACCTCTGTATGAATGGTCTGATTTGAACTTTTGGTGCATATAAAACAGGCATGTCAGGTCTCTCTAACTTAAAAGAGCCACCCTTAACTACTACTGCTTCAATGGATTCTCCACCAACCTTCTTAACTCCCATGATATTATTATGGTGTAGTCTAAATCTAGGCAATGGGTTAGCTTTACTTGTATCTGCTGACCCTGTATCACCTGCTATACCCATAGCTTTCGCCATCTCAGCATAGTTGTCCGTGTCTATTGTCGTAATTTCATTGCTCATACTATTACCTTTCCTATAAGTTTTACAGTTATATCATATAACGTCTTTTGTGTCAAGCCAATTATCACCTATTTTTGATTCTAATAATAATGGCACATTGAATTTAATATTAAACTCAGTCTCAATCAATCTAATCATAGAACTATTGACTATCTTAATAACATGTATCACCTTTTGTATCTCATCAGGATGTACATCAATCACTATGGAATCATGTACACTATTAACTATACAAGACTTCAATATACTTAGCTCATTCTCTATCTGTATAAGTATCAATGGTACTATATCAGCAGTAGCAAAGGACTGAACAGGGTAGTTCTTTATCTGAGTAAAGTGTGACACCTTACCAAATGCATTTCTTCTTACATCAGGGAATACAAACTGTCTGCCTGATGGTGTAGTTATCTTACCTGTACTTATAACTTCTTTAGCCAATCTGCCATGCCATGACTTGATTCCTTGGTACTTTTCTGTGAAGTGTGTGTAGTACTCAGCTTCTGCTTTTGTTCTTCCAAAGCCTGTTGCTCCATAGAGAGGTGCGAATGTGTGTGCTTTCGCATCCTGCCTAGAAGTCGGTTGACCTGCATCTGTAATAACTTTAGACGTATACGAGTGTACATCAAATCCAGTAGTGACCTCTTCAATAGCGACTCCATCTTGTGACAAATAAGCTGATACTCTAAACTCTAACTGAGCAAAGTCAGCTTCAAGTACCTTACCACCATCCCAACGTGATACGAATACTTTCTTAACAGGGAACGTACCACCTCTAGGCATGTTCTGCATATTAGGATCAGCACCACTGAACCTTCCTGTGGCAGTTCTATGTTGTAGTAAACGTACATGCAACTTACCATCAGGCTTAGTGTGTGTTATTATACCCTCAACAAAAGAGGATAGGTATGTGTCTAATGCTGACAACCTCTGTAAGTCTGTCAAGAAACTGACTGCATCATGTAGCTCATTCTTTCGTGCTATACCTTGTAGTGTTAATAGATTAGTTTTGTTAACAGTAAAGCCATTAGCACTTATCCATTTAGCAGTAGGAGCAGAGAACTTTAACCCTGCTACTAACGTGGAAGGAACAAAATGATAGCCACTGCCATTACAAGCATCACATCTGTTGGTGTTAATAAAAGGAACTCCATTCTTTCTAACCTTTCTTACTTGACCCCCACCTAGACAACCTGCACATTGTTGTGCATCAGTCTTGTACACTATGTCTGACTTTTCTTTTACTTGTTTCTTATATTCTTTAGTGTCCATGTAAGGAGAGAACGTATTAGCCCATTCAACTTTATCTCTAGGTTTCCTACTATAGATAACCCAAGACATCTGCTCAGGACTATTGAGATTAATAGGTGTGTCTCCCATTAACTTTGTTACTTGTTTAGTTAATCTCTTCTCTGTCTCAGCTTTCTCTTTCTCAAACTCATCTCTAACTTCATTGAGCTTGGCAACATCTACTGTAAAACCATTCTGATATATTCTAGCTAGAGTTACTGCTACACGATTAGTTAACAGTACAGTATTCATTAAACCTGAATACTCTTGTGTGTTTAGTTTCTTGTACAAGACATCTGACAATTCTTGTGTAGCTTTTAGATCAGCAGTCAAGTAGTCAGCTAACTCTTGCTTAGGTATCTCATCAATAGGTACTTTGTTCTTAAAGTATTCTTTCATAGTGTCTTGTTTCTTAGTCGCTAACTCATACCTGTTAGCACAGGCTTCTAATGACAATGGTTGTTTGTTACCACATTGTAATACATACTCCACTAACATAGTGTCAAACACTGCACCATCATACTTGAATCCACATTCCCATAGCCATAGTAAATCATGTACTATGTTATGTCCTATGAGTATAGTAGCTTTATCTAGTATCTCTTGCACTCCATCAAAGGTATCTCTGAATAAAGTTTCTTCATCACCATCAGTTAAACACCCAACCATTACTAGCTTATTGTCAGCTTCAAATGGATCAAGGTGTAACTTGCCACCTCTATGAGTGACTGTATTTTCTACATCAAGTGTTAGTTTCATTTAATTTCTCCTTATGCTTAGTTAGATAGATAACAGCTTTTTTAAGTCTTGTCAAGCTATCTGAGAAACCACCTAGTCCAACATTACAATGATGACACAACCATCCTCTAAACGAAAGTGAATCATGGCAATGATCTAACACCCAACTTTGTAGTCTAGGCTGACCATATTTACCTATCTCTTTTAATCCCCTATCGCATATAGGACAAGTATAGTCTACATCAGGATACCTATTCTCTCTCCTTAGTTGTTTAACTAATGCAGATTGATTCCTGTTACAAGTCCTGCATGTTCTTTTTATCTCAGTCTGTTTCTTATCATCCTCTGCACTAGCATACTTCATTGCATTGAACTGATCTATAGGTTGCTCTATGTCACACTTAATACAGACTAAGCTATCCTTGTATTCAGTCACAGGTGTAACATGTCCAAACAAATCAACATCCATCAGGCATACCTAGCAGTAATGTAATCCAACTCACAATGTTCAACTCCATGCCAACCTGATAACTTATTCTTGACTATATTTAAATGCCTAGCAGGACTTTCTTCATCTCCACTGTCAGGGTTCTTTATAGAATCTTTAGCTATAAGAATCATCAGATCAGCTTCTGCAGCTTTTCCTGTCCTACTACCCTCCATCATAGCTTGGTTCAAGTATACCTTACCCTCAGCTTCAGCAGATAGCTGAGACATATAGAAGATAGCACACTCATGTGACTTGGCTATCTGACGAGCATATATAGCATTAGCTTTCAATGCTTCATCTGTTCTAGCAAAGCCACCTGTCCTAGCAAACTTATCTCCCATGTCTAGTACAACTATGTCAGGCTTGTATGCTTTACATATACTTTCCACCCAAGACATGTCACGATTAGATGCATCTTTGATATGTATGTTCTTCTTAACAGGCTCATACAATTCTCTAGCCTTACTAGGGTTAGCTTTTATCTGATGCATTGTCATGCCTGTAGCTGATGTAAGATACCTAGCTCCAACTCTATGAGCTGACTCCTCATTACATAAGATGATACACTTAGCACCCTGATGAGCAAATCCATTAGGACTAGCAATCAAACTAGCATGGAAAGATGTCTTACCTGTGTTAGGTCTAGCACCTACCTCAATCAGATGACCTGAGTTAACACCCTCAACCTTTCTAGTTAGACAAGGTATATTAAATGTCCACCTAGCTTCAAGATCATTCCTCTCAAGCAATGTTTCTATACTAATGTCATCCCACTCAACTTTTAGGTTGGGAGTAAAATCATCCCCATATAACTCAAGAACATCACGAAGAGGTTCAAGCGTGGATTTAGTACCATTAACGTAGTCAAAGCCAAGATTAGCAATGTCTTCCCCAACAACCTGTTGAAATAACTTAGACAATACTTGTTGTGCAATATCTGTTCCAAGAGGTTGCTCCTTCTTTATCTGTAGAAACAAACTAGAGTATGCCTGTTTCTGTGCAGTAGTCATTGATGGATTGTTAGACATAAACAATGCTTCAATCTCATCAGGTGTTACTGTTCTCTCATATGTATCCATAGCTTTATCTATGGCAGTCTTAATCTTCCTTACGTCTTTACTGAATAGTCTATCAGGACACTTAGCTCCTCTGTTATCTTCATAAAAGGGCTTATCCATAAGACTTCTTATTAGTGATAATTCCATGTTGGTTACTCCTTTGGGGTTATTAGTTTTAGTTCTTCATAGTCACGTTCTTTCTTATACTTCAAGTCATCTTGTAATCGTAGCACCTTTACGTCATTCACGTATCCTCTTAGTTCTTTTGCGAATGAAAGTGTTTTGGGTAATGCATCAGGGTCTAGTGCTATTATAGCAGTTGAGAATTGCATAAGGTATCTTTTATGTGCTTCTGTTAATGATGTACCCAACACTGCTACCCCTGCATATACCTCATTACCTACTGCGATTGCACTTACACAATCCTCAACAACTACTGCTACCCTACCATTACCATGAATGAAAGGCAAGCTATTCTTTCCATATCTTTTCCACTTAGGTAATTTCTTACCAAGTGATCTGCCTGTAGCATCTACCATTTTGTGATGGACTATAGGAAATACTACTCTATCTTCTTTAACATCATAGTATAACTCTATCTTAGTTGTATCAATACCCCAAGATTTACACCATGCCATTACGTTAGGTCTATTGTTATGAGGTACTATATGCTCAGGTAATACAAAATCATTTATGTCATCATCTAATACACGAGGGTCAATAGCATCTCTTATATCATCTACTGATAATCTTATTCGTGCTGAACCTGACATAATACAAGTCACCTTGTAACAGTTCCATAAAAGTGTACCCATATTATTGGTGACAGTAAAACTTTTATACCCATTACAATTAGGACAGTTAAATCGTTTACTCTCTCCAACACTTAATTGTAAGTCACTTACATAGTTATATATATTCATTTAAATATCCACTTATATGTTATATATGTTCTTTGCTCGGCACGTTATCTGTGCTTATAGCATACATTTTACGAGTTGTCAATGCATTTTTTGCAGAATCTAAAGTATTTTTCATATATGGTTTCACAGACTGTGGATTTGCATGACCTGTAACTGCCATAATCTGACCCATAGACACTCCTGCTTCAACCATTTCTGTAGTACCTGTTCTCCTTAGATCAGCTATCCGTAGTTCATCAGGCAATCCACATGATGTCATAGCATTTCTAGCTACCAATGATAGCCTAGTAAGAGTATAGGGCTTGTATGCTCCTCTAATCGCCTTTGGAGAGGGTGCAACATATTCTTGAAAGTCATAGTCATTTCTCTGTTGTATAAGCATTGCAAGTAAATCCTCACTAATAGGCAGATGAACTGTTGCACCTCTTTTGGATTGATCTAAGTTCAATACACCCTTGTCAAAATCTATTGAGGTAAACTTTAATAACCTCATATCTCCTACCCTCTGACACCATTCATATGCCATCTGAACAATTAAACCCATACTCCTGTATCTAAAATCAGAGTAACAGAAATTTAATAGTTGCATGATCTGTTCTTTTGTCCATGTAACTTTTCTAGGCTTAGTAACCTTACACTTAAAAGTAGAGAATGGATTGCTCTCAGCATAACCCATCTCCATTCCAAATGAATAAACTTTCCTAGAGGTAGCACATATATGATTTGCCATATAAATGCCACGTTTTAGCCATAGTTCATACGATTGCCTAGCTAATGCACCTGTCATTTTATTGACATTAGTTGTACAAATACTAGTGCTATTAACTTTAGTACCTAACATTATAGCTA